GCGTTCATGGAGTGGTACAACTTTTCAACCGGACAACGTGAGATGCATATTTTTTAAAATACTCTGTACAAGTTCCGGTTCTCGCACCGCTTAAGGCGTGGATTCAAAGTCCGAGTGCGGGTAATATTATGGTAGTAATACCCAACCCCAACGGAGCAAACGGTTCAGTGTCAGACCCCAGAGAACAACCTTTCTGGGATTTATATGTTGCAAATAATTTTGAGAACGCGTATCAGTGCGCGCTGAAAGTCGGGTATACAAAATCCTCCGCAAAAACAATAACAGTAAATGACTGGTTCCTAGATAGATTACAGAAGTTGCGCCGCAAGGATATGCTCTCCAAAGCTGAGAAGGTTTTAGACAAAACTTTGTCGTATTCCACAGAGGATGAAGAAGGAAAACCGAAGGCAGATATTCTCCGTATTCAGACAGATGTTGCAAAGCATGTTACCGAAACATTAGGCAAGGATGCATATTCAAAAAGAAATGAGCAGACGGGGAAGGATGGCGAAGAAATTATTGTTAAAATTGTAAACTACTCTTGCGAGAAATAACCATCCCATTCTCATACACACCGAGGGAGTATCAGCTCCCGTTTTTGTCTGCGCCTCAGCGATTTAAGATTGGTGTATTCCATCGTCGCGCCGGAAAGTCAAAGACCGCACTCAATCAGCAAATCCAGCGGACGCAAATTAAAAAAGGTGTTTACTATTATTTTCTTCCAACATACAAGCAGGCGAAGACAGTTATTTGGGACGCGCTCATCAAAGAACACTTACCAAAGGAAATCATACTAAAACTCAATGACTCAGAACTCGCGGTGTATTACAAGAACGGAAGCATCCAGCGATTTGCCGGGTGCGAGGACGTAGACAAGCATCGCGGAATAAACCCTATTGATGTCGTGTTTGACGAATACTCAGAAATCTCTGAGCAGATGTGGACAGCGATCATCCAGCCGATACTCCGTGAGAACAAAGGAACGGCGACATTCATCTTTACACCTAAAGGGAAAAATCACTCGTGGAAACTCATACAGATGGCAAAGGACAATCCGACGGAGTGGTATACACAGATTGAAACCGTAAAGGACACAAATGTATTCACAGAACAGGAATTGTCCGAGATACAAAGGAACACACCACAAGCACTTTACGAGCAGGAGTATCTTTGCTCTTTCTTGGAAGGTGCCGGGCAAGTGTTCCGCCGGATACGCGAGAATCTTTATGAGGCAGACCCAAAAGCAAAAAAGGACGTTGACTATCAGCTCGGTGTTGACCTTGCGAAGTATCAGGACTGGACGGTTTTAACACCGTTTGACTTGATGTCATTTGAAGTTTTACCACAGGAGCGATTCAATCAGGTTGACTGGAACTTACAGGAGGCAAGGATAGAGGCTTCGGCTCGGAGATACAATAACGCCCTTGTTGTCCCGGACAGCACCGGAGTTGGCGATCCTATCGTTGAGATACTTGGCAAGAAAGGATTGCGGATATATGACGGTGCTGGGTTTAAGTTTACCGAAACATCGCGGAAGAATTTATTGGAGCACTTAGCTGTGTTGCTTGAGCAAGGAAAAATAAAGATACCAAACGACGAGGGACTGATAAACGAACTTGAGTCATTCAGATATGAACTCAGCTCAAATAACAAAATAAAGATAATGGTTCCAGATGGATTGCACGATGACCGTGTGATGTCGCTTGCTCTCGCAGTGTGGGGTGTGAACGAACCACGAACCACGGCAAAGAAAGCACGTTTCGCTCAGACGCCTCCCACCAAATACGAAGGCACCATCGACCCGCGATACGAAAGCGACGAGATAAGTGAGCGTGACATTGCTATGATGTAGAAAAAAAAGTTTATTCATGGTATAATATCTATATGGGAATCTCCGAAGAAAAATATCAATACAATCATTCGCCAATCGGTGTAGCACAAAATTACATCAGGCGTTTTCACAATATCGCACCGCTCCGAGAAGCGTTTAACCTTACGGAAGACTTCAAAAAGGTTGACGCGATGAAGGTGGAAATGGAGAAAGTCGTCTCGGAATTGACCGAGGGCTTTGAGGTAGTAGAAAAGAAATTCCGTGAGGACAAAATAAAATACGAAGCGCAGGTGAACGACAAGCTCGTGGCAACATTGACTGAGATTGCCGATATACTCAAACAATTTGAAAACAACTACAATGGCAATAAATAAAGAAGAAATCACAAAGAGCGCGTGTAAGATGGTGAAGAACTGCGTGGACTACAAGCAGCCGCGCATGAACGCCATCAAGGTAATTGAAGATATGCTCGCCTACAAGCTCCAGCCGGCGCTCAAGGGCCGTATCAACGTACCATTTGACGGTGTACTGATGAACTCGTTTATCAAGACCCTGTGCGCTCAAAGCAACAGACCACCGACAGTAAAGTTTGAAGACAAGAAGGGGAGCAATTTTGAAGGCGTACAAAAGACGCAGGCCTTCTGGGATGAGGACAGCGGATACGCCAAGATGAACCTGAAGAAGAAAGACCGATGGAGTAAACGCTTGTGCGCGATATCTAACTTGGGCATCTTTGAGGTGCACGCCGAGAGCGATCCGAAATACAAATCATATCTTACCAACATTGACCTGTACGACTTTATCTTTGATCCGACTGGTGGCTCGGATATTGAAGACCACATGTACGTCGGCCGCACAAACATTTTCAAAACAGACGAAGACTTAAAGAGCGAGATGTACGACAAGAAGCAGGTCGCGCTCTTAAAGGCCAACACAAACAGCAGTGATTTCAAAAAGAACGAAGACCTTTACCAAAACAAAGTGACCCGATACGCGACGCAAGGACTTTCCATAGAAACAAACAACTACGTCGGGCAGAATCTCTACAACCTCACCGAGCTTGAACTTTCAATAAACAGCAAACGCTATCTCATCACCTTTGATTATTCCACAGGTACTTGGGTACGCTTCGAGGAGCTCAAAGACGTGTTTGAGTCTGGGCTATACTCGTACTGCACATGGCAAGGCATTGAAGACCCGTTCAACCTTCTCAATCCCGGACTCGCGGACATGGCGGCGGTTATCTTTGAAGCAATACGCCTCAACCTAAACGAAGTTCTCAACAACAACCGCAAGCGCAACTGGGATATGAAAGCCGTGGACAGTGAAATGTTCCCGGACATCTCGGCGCTTGACTGGAAGCAAGATGGAATCGTACCGGCGAAACTCAAGATGAACCAGAGCATACAGAACGGTATCTACCGATTTGAAACACCAGAGATCAGTGGCGCACTCAACCTGAACCAAGTCCTCAATAACTTCATCGGCATAAACTCCGGCGTAACGGACCAGAGCAAGGGCGAAACATCACAGAGCACGCTCGGACAGTCACAACTCGACGAGATAAACATCTCTAAGGGTATGAAGTTGCTCGGCGATTCGTACTCGGAGTGCTTGGCACAGATTGTCTTACGCTGGGACTGGAACCAATACGAACACCTTGACGATGACTACGCCATCAAGATACTTGGAAAGGACGGCATGGAACTCACGCACTTTGGAAAGAAAGACAGCGAGCCTGATTACGACGTGTGTATCATTACCGATGACGACAAACTCCAAGAGGAAAAGCGCGACATCGAGCGCCAGTCACTCGCAATAAACAACATCGTCGCCAATCCTTTACTCTTGCAGGAAGTCCCGAACAAGAAAGCATTGGTGGAGGAGATATTCAAGAACGCAGGATTTAGCTCGGATGCGGTGCGACAACTTATGTCCGCCGATGATTATGTGGACTACCAGACCTCACAGGCCAACAAGGGAATAGAAAGTATACTGCTCGGCAAGGAATGGGACGAGATTCCCGATGCGACACCCGGCACGCTCAACATCATTGACATATACATCCGAAAAAACACCAAGAAGTTAGACCAAGAAACACTCACCAAATTGCAGACATTCTTTGACCAGACAGCAAAGTATGTAGAAGAAAACGCACAGAGGAAGCCGGGTCCAGCGCCAAAAGAACAGCCCGCGCAACCATTACCAGCTAACCCAATGACATCAAATGCAGGAAATACAACTCCTCAAGGACTTGGCGGACCTCAAATCTAAATACATAGAAGGAAGCTCACAGACCACGATTGACGGATGGATGAAACGAGCAAAGGACGCGCTCATTGTAGACGGATTGAAGGAACACAAAGGCATACAGATTATCATTGAGAACTGCGAGAAAGAGATAGAGCAGATAAACAGAGTGCTGCTCAACGCAAGAGGAAAAGGATTTTCACTTTCGAGACAGTATAAAATGGAATACGTCCTTGGAGATTATGAAAGAGAACTCCTCCTTGATCGCCGAGCAATGTACGAACAGTTCCTATCCATCTTCGCGGACGCGTCACAAACAATAGCAAGCATTACCAACCAAGTGAACGAACAAAATGGAGAATAATATAATACAAGAAGTCATTGATTACGCGAACGACAAGAAAGGACTGCTATTCATTGTCGGGAATCCTCTGACGGACGAGATGGTTGTGTCGTTTATGGGGCGTAACGCATACGTGAAATTCCCGACGATGAAAGACAAGAAAGATAATATCCTTATGCAGACGCTCAACAAAAGCGCATTCAAAGATGGAGTAAACGAACTTCTCACCGCGCTCATCAAGACGCTTGAGTTAAGTGAAGAAGACGGACAGCAGGTGTATCAGGTCGTCGCCGGCTCATTACAAGCAATAACAGAGAATAACAATGGCACCAAAAAGAAAACCGTCCTCAAAACCAGTCCAGTCATCGGAGGTTAGCGCCGAGGTACAGGAAGAAGTAAAATCAATCCCGGCGACAGAAGTAAAAACATACTTACCCACCGGCAAATTCTACGCAAAAGACGGATACGTTATCGGACAGAACGGAAAGATCGTATCCAAAAAGATGGAACAAACCAAAGCAGAAGACATCGCACAGAAGTTCAACAAGTAGACGCGCACGCACTTTGACAACTTATAAGCACTACAATCGTTGGGGTACTCGGCTGATACTCTAACCTATTTTTGGTAGTGCTTAATAGGTTGGAGCATCAAGCGAGTATCCCACAAGGGTACTCGTTTTTGTTTGGAGTTCGGCATTAGCGAGATTATACAGAACCTTTAATGAGGGTACGACCATACCCCACACAAAATTATGGCTAATGAAATTGAGGGCGTTTCCGGCCCCGTCTCGGATACAACGAGGCAAGCACTGGAAAGTCTAAAGGCGGAGGGACACACGATTGATGAATCGTTGCCCGCTAAGTTCGGAGATGACGAAGAAGTCATTGAGAACGAAAAAGAGGAAGAAGCGCCGCAAGCTACTCCGGAAAAAGAACCGGAGCCGGAAGCTCCAAAAGAGCAACCGAAGCAAGAGCGCGAACACTCTTATGTCCCGGCGTGGAAACTCAAAGTCGCTGAAGACCAAAAGGCAAAGGCAGAAGCCCGATACCAAGAGGCACAAGGCGAGATTGAACGACTTTCACGCAAGCCGGAGATGACAAATTCCGACAAGGAGAATTTAGGCGATGCGCTTGAAGCACTTGGCGATGAGTTTGGTGTTGATAAAAACTTTCTTGCGAAACTTGAAAAAGCAATCGTATCAAAGACATCAATCCCAAAGGACATCAGCGAAAAGCTCAAAGAGCTTGACGTGATAAAACAAGACCGCGCGAAAGAGTATCAAGAAAATTCATACCTCAAAGAATTTGAAAGTGATGTTTTGCCGATAATAAAGGCAGAAAATCCGAACATCTCCGAGACCGCACTTTCACAGATCAAAGACAACCTGAAAAAATACGCGTTCAGCGAAGAATACGCAAAACTGCCACTCAACAAAGTGTTCAAGGTAGAGAAAGAAACGCTCGGTATTCCCGTAGCAACTCCTCACAAAAAGACCGTTGAATCAAGTCGTTCGGGTACAACCCGCGCGACGACGACCATTGACTTTGACGATATGAGCGAGGAGCAATTCAAAACTCTTGCCCCGGAACAAATGCTTGAGTTCGCAAAGTATAAAGCAGGAAGGAGATAGATGTGACAGTGTGGCTTACACACTTAACTAGAAATAAATGGCTAACTCACTTACCCCCCTCTCGCCGACATTTTGGTCAGCGATCATGGGAACGAAACTGTACAAAGAGAACGTAGGTATTCCTCTCACCTCACGAAAAGAGGAAGCGTCCTTGAAATATGGACAAACCGTTGACAGACCTTATCGTGCCGACATCCGCGTGCAGAAATACACGAAAGGGTCCGCACTCACCGCACAAGACATCACCGCTGTCTCTGACACCCTTACGGTGGACAAGAGTTTCGGTATGTTGATATACGTCGACTCCATCGATAAGATTCAGAACAAATGGGACGCAGCAGAAGCATGGAGCGCAGAAGCGACCACTCGCCTCTCAAACCAGATTGACGCTGACATCTTCTATCAAGGTGCTACGCTTGCAGGAGCAACGATTGACTACAACGACCTCGATAGCAACCAGACCGCAGGAGATGGAATTGTTCTCACTGTTGCGAACATCCTCAAACTCTTCACCGTCACCAAGAGAAAATTGACCGCGAACAACGTACCAAACGCAAATCGCTTCATCGTTATTTCCCCGGAAGTTGAGGAAATCTTGATGACATTCCTCTCAGGAAAGGAATCAATTCTCGGCGACAAGTCAGGAGAATCAGGCATGATTGGACGCTACATGGGTCTCGACATCTATGTATCCAACAACCTCACTGGTTACGTCCGCTGGACACCGACTGATAATCCGGCAAGTGCTGAAACTTTGGTAGTCGAAGGAATCACCTTCACTTTCATTGACACCATCGGAACAACCGAAGGAAACGTCCTCCAGACCACGAACACCGAAACCACCCTTACCAACCTCGCGCACCTTATCAACAACAACACTACGACTGCCAACCATGTTGCTTTCGCCGCTACTGTTGCTTCTAAGGACGCTATTGAGGCCAACTGGGTTGCTGTATCCACCGCTACTTACATCGACATCTGGGTAAAAGGAGCAAACTCGCTCACCGTTACCGACACCGCCGATGCGACAGTCACCTATCTCAAGCAGCTTTGTTTGGCTGGAGAGAAAAAGGCTATCGACCTCGTAATCCAAAAGAATCCGTCTGTGAAGATGGCTTCCACGGTTTCCGCTGGTAAAGATGGTATGAACATTCTCCCGCTCGCTCTTTGGGGCTGCGATGTCTTCCATGACATGGCCGCGAGATTGTTCAGCATCGAAATCGACTCGACTAACTACTAGGTTTACTAATCTAATTCAAGAAAAACATGAGTGATAAAATCACAAAAATCGGAGTTGTTGTCGCTCTTGTCTTCGGATTGGTAGCGATGTTTGTCGCGTTTGGAAATCCGTCTGAGAATTTTGCAGGTTTGTACAACACAAACCCGACACAATTCATAAACGGATTCAGCGCAGGAACTGCAAGCCAGTTCTCAGTTAACTCAGACGGAGAAGTTTCCTCTCTTGTTGTCGGAACAGACGGTTCGGCTGTAACAGAAATGCTGAAGGGCACCTGCTCTCTCGTTTCTGACAGCTCTATCGCTGCGACATCAACAGGCACAGGAACTTGTGCTATTTCGGGACTTGTTGCCGGAGACAAAGTATTCGTTTCTCTCGCAACGACAACTACAAAAATAGCAGCGCAGTGGGCGATAATCGGAACAGTGGCCGGGACTGATTCTGCAACGGTTCGACTTTTGAACCAAACAGGAACAGCCGCCGTACCCGCAGCAACTTATGGTTTTGGGTCAAGTACTCAATACTGGGTTGTACGATAGTTTTCCCTCCTCTCTCTCCCTCTGAGGGGGAGAGGACAGGGGGTGAAACCCTTTAATAAATAAAATACACACTATGAATAAAAAACTTTGTTTAGTAGCACTCGTTCTCGGAATATTCGCGACTGGCGTTGCGTTCTTTTCAGTGAACACACAAAACGCAGGGGCGAGCGTTGGAATGGAATATTCCTACAAGAACATCACATCAACAAACGCCTCGTCAACGGCATCGGTTTCCATCAAGTCAGGATTTGGAACTCTTGGCTCTGTGATCGTTGCTTCATCGAGCGCCGCAGTAATCCGTGTCTACGATGGCACGGCGACAAGCACGGGGACGCTCATTGCATCTTTCCCAGCTTCGGCAACTGTCGGGACATACACATTCGATGTCGCTGTCGCGAAAGGAGTTGTGCTTGACGTACCTTCAAATCACAACGGAAATTACACGGTAACTTTTAGATAAAATGCTACAAATCAACCCGGAGACCAAACTGCCGATAATACGGCAACTAAATAATCCAAGTGACAACACTGGGTATTATGTCCGGGCTGTTGTTCGCAACTCGCTCACGGACGTGGTGCTCAAGACCATCAACCTCGCAGACGCAGGTGGGGGAAGATTTGAGGGTACTTACCTTGTACCCCCGGCAGATGGAACGTACTTTGATATTACGACAATGGTCTACTCGGATGCCGGATATACCACGCAAGATACCATGTACGCTGACGAGACGAATCAGTATCTCGGCGCTATCCGTTGGGGCTTGCAATACTGGAACGCAGGAAACGGAGGCGGCGCGGACATTGACTACAAGAAAATACGCAAAATAGTTGAGGAAGAAGTCGGAAAGATAACGACCCTTTCACAAGAAGAAGTATCAGGTATCGTCTCAAAAGCTACTAACGAGATACAGAAAGCCATTGAAAGCACGCATAAAGCGGTGTCCGATATTGTGATACCTGAGGTTGTGATACCCGAACAGAAAGAGGTGGACTTGTCTCCTGTGCAAAACAAACTGCAAGAGGTCACTATGCTCATCGGCGAGCTCAAGGCAGAAACCGAAAGCAAGAGCGACAACATACTCGCCACAATCGGCGGAGTTGCCGAACAGCAAGACGCGCGGATCACTGAGGTTTCGGGAAAGCAAGACGAGTTTCGTGAACTTCTTGAAACACGACACGCGGAAGAAATGGGTATGGCGCTCGGTGAGAGAAACGACTACAAAGCGAAACTGGAACAGATACAGGGGCTTGTCGGCAGCACGATGAACAAAATACCCGACCAGAAAAAAGAAGATGACCGAATGGCGAAAGAGGCGGAAGCAGAAGCACAAAAAGCTCAAGAATTACGAGTTAAAAACTATATCAAATGAACACCACAGCCGACATAAAAGCATTTGCCGAGAGTATCCTAGACCAGACCATTGACAATGACCTGTTCTACAATCTCGTAAACATCTCTAAAGACATCCGCGAAGGCTCGCGGGCGTTTCAGTATCTCCAAAAGCTCTCACAGCCGTCATTCGCTTCGTCTATCGCGTTGCCAAGCGACTTCCGAGAGGAACGCAAGCTCATAGTGAGTGACATAGAGCTTCAGAGAATCCGCTTTGACGAACAGCACCTCTACACCTCAGGTAATTATTTCTACATTGACCACGCCGGAAGTACTTATCACCCGCTCTGCAATAGCGGAACAGTGAATCTGTACTATCTCAAAACTACCCCAGAGATAACATCGTCTGTGACTCCTCTATTACCCTCTAGGTTCTGGGCATTATTCGCTTATGATGTAGTTGTCGCAATACAGGCCGGACAGGACGCAGACAGCGAATTTGCGCGTATGGCGGTAGAGAACCAACGCAAGGCGGAGGTGATATGGAGCGCTGTGTGCTTCTGGGATAACCAACTGCAAACCAAGGCGCAAGGCGGGAGAGTAGGGGTCGCGAACACCGACCACGATATAGATTTGGGTAATATGTAAAACAATGCAAAATATTGAACGCAACAAATTTCTATACGGCACGATTGACTCAGTAGAGGACACCTCCTGCCCGCGTGAGGCTTCTTCGTACTCTCGCAACTGGCTCACTCGCGGAACACAGATTGAACTCAGGCGAGGGCAAGCGAGACTCGCGCTTACCGAACTTCTTGGCACAAACAAAGTCTCCGGCGGGATTGTCGCGGAGAAAGCCAACGGCGATGAGGTGCTGTTTGTTTCGTATGACCGAAAGGTGCTGTATTACAATCCAACAGTGTCTACACCAAAAGAAACACTCACCAACGGGACATTCACAGGAAATGCGAATGGCTGGACACTTGGTGATGGTTGGACATATGGAACGAATAATGTTGGATATAGCGTAGGTACAGAGTTAGCAGACTCATATAGTGAAACAAATGTAAACTATTATGGATATAGTATTCGCAGTGGTTTTTATAGGGGACAAACATTTACGGCAACCGGAGGTGAATTATCTTCTTGCCAATTCTATTTAAGAAGAAGTGGTTCTCCGACAGGAAATTTTTATGCCTATATTTATGCTCATACAGGCACGTATGGAACTGACGGAAAACCAACCGGAAGCATCTTAGCAACATCAGATCCAGTTGACGCATCCGGTATTTCAACGACAGAAAGTCTTGTTTCCATAACATTTTCTGGTGCAAATAAAATATCATTAGTAAATGGAGAAAAATACTGTATTGTTCTTTATTTTATTGGTGGAGGAATAAGCGATAGTATTGTTATTGGGACAGATAATTCTTCCTCAACTCACAGTGGGAATTTTGTATATAGTTCTAATGGTTCAACTTGGACTTCAGATTCAACACAGGACGCTGCTTTTTATGTATATAGTGATTTTGTATCAACCCTCTCTCAAGACTTCGGAGGAACAACAGGAAACGAATACACGGTATCTCTCAATGTTGGCGGAACAACAGGAAGTGT